AACAAACCAATATTACGAAAAGGGATATATAGATAATAACTCGCAGAGGATTGGTTCAAATAGTATAAATTTACATTATATCAATTCAGAAGCATATGCAGATAAATTTAAAAAAATCAGCAATGATAATGAATTAAATAAGCTGATATATAATAAATCTATAGAGCTATTGAGAAATAATAATAATAGTGATACAGAAGGTTTATGTGTAATAACAGTTCCGAATAAACAGGTATTATTGAATGTAAAAGGTGAAAAAGATGCTATTGGTGTAGAATTGAGTAAAAAACAAAGCAGTATATTAAGAAAATGCAATATGGAAATTATTGGAATACATAATCACCCAACTAATTTATTACCTAATGGTAGTGATTTTACTGCGGCAGGATATAGAAGATATAAGTATGGAATAGTTGTAACACACGATGGAAGAATATATAAGTATTCTGTAGGAAATAGACCATTTTTAGCCTCATTACTAGATAGTAGAATTGACAAGTATTGTTCTAAAGAATATAATTTGAGTATAAGAGAAGCTTATGAGAAAGCGCTAAATGAGTTTAGAAAGGAGTATGGAATATCATGGCAAGAAATAGAATAAGATGTTATAAGGATGTTGTGATACATCATCCTGACTGGACTATTGAGGATTTTGAAAAAGAGGAAGAAAAACTAAAAGAAGAAAGCGATAAGCTAACAGAATGGCCTGAAATTTTATAGCTTATATACTTGCATTGAACAGCCACCAATCTCTTGATTGGTGGTATTTTTATACCCAAGTTGCACCGGTGCAACAGAAAGGAGTAATATGTCAGCAGAAGAATATCCAGATTTTGTAAAAACAACAGGCTATGGTGTAGACCCACTAGGATTGTGCGGTATTAACTGCTATCACAATTTCTGGCCGTTTATACCTGGAGTGTCAGTAAGGCTGTATACAGATGAACAGCTTGATAAGATGAATGCCAAAGAGAATGAAAAGAAAGAATTTAATGGAAAAGAATATACAACCTATGAGGCAACACAAAGAATGAGACAGTTAGAAACACTTATGCGTAAGGAGAGGCTTGATGTACATCTTCTTAAAAAGGCAGGAGCGGAAAATGAACAGGTAAAGGAAGCAAGAGCCAAATATAGAAAGACAAGTGCAGAATACAGGGAGTTTACAGAAGCTATGGGAATGAAAGAGCAAAGAGAAAGAGTGACAGTAGATGGCCTTGGGAGGGTATAAATGATTAATATAACAATATATGATAATGGATTTGAAATAGAGGGACACGCTGGGTATGCGCAGAAGGGCAGTGATATAATATGTGCGGCAGTATCGGCACTGAGCCAGACGTGCAGGATAAGTATTACTGAGCTGGCAGGGTATGAACCAGTATGTGAAGAAAAAGACGGCTATATGAAGCTTATGTGTGCAGATGTTAATGAAGTAATAAGAGTATTATTAAAGTCATTTGAACTGGGAATTGAGGCAGTAAATGAAAATTATGCGGGATTTATAAAGATTGTTCGTTTTGTTCGTTAAAAAGGTGATATTATTTAAAATGAAATAAATATAAGAAACAGAGGCAGGGTTTAAGAACCTTGCCTTTTTTCGTACCAAAACGTGTGAGGCAAACACGGGATAACATAGGAGGTTATTGATGAGAAGATTTAATTTACAGCTTTTTGCTGACGGTGGCGAAGAGGGAACTGGTACAACCGGAACAGAAAGACACGAAACAGGATATAGTTTTGAACAGGCAGAGGAAATAGCAACGGCAAGAGCAGAACGTGCAACAAAAGCGGCATTATCAAGCTATTTCAGACAGCAGGGAATGACTGAAGAGGAAGCACAGGAGGCTTTTAAAGATTACAAGAACAAAAAGGAAGCACAGAAGCCTGATATAGCAGCAGTAACCAAAGAAAGAGATGAGGCTGTATTAAAGGTAAAGGCTTACGAGAATGAGAAGCTTTTAAGACAGAAAAATGTCAGGGAAGATGATATTGATTATGTAACTTATAAGGTTAATCAGATGGTAACAGATAAAGTGGATTTTGGTGCGGCAGCAGATAAATTTTTAAAGGACAATCCACGATATAAGAACACAACAGGATACAGAGTATCTACTGGTGTTCAGAGTGGAAGCGGAGAGACAAGGACCAAAAGTGAACAGATTAGTGATGCACTAAAAGAGGCATTCAGGGCTAGATAAGGAGAATAAGATGAATAGAAACAAGATGAATTTACAGAGATTTGCAACAAACATTGTAAGCAGGAATGATGCAGCAGCATTAATTCCGGAGCAGATAAGCAAGGAGATTATACAGTCGGCGACAGAAAGCAGTACAGTTCTTCAGCTTGGAAAGCGACTTCCCAATATGACCAGCAATAAAACAAGTATGCCAGTATTAGATATGCTTCCAGTAGCGTATTTTGTTAATGGAGAACCAGGAACAAAGCAGACTACAAAGCAGGCCTGGGCTAATAAGTATATATATGCAGAAGAGATTGCGGTAATCGTTCCTATACCGGAAGCGGTATTAGATGATGCTGATTATGACTTATGGGCAGAGATTAAGCCAAGAATTGCAGAAGCTTTTGGCAATAAGATTGATGGAGCGGTTCTTTTTGGAGTTGATAAACCAACAACTTGGAGAGATGATATTGTAACAACAGCTAAGACAGCAGGAGCAAAGACAACATTAACAAGTGATCTGTATACGGATATTATGGCAGAAGGCGGTGTTATAGCCAATATTGAGGCTAGTGGTTATCTTCCAACAGGAGCAATTGCGGATGTGACAATGAGAGCGAAGCTCAGGGGCTTAAGAGATAATAATGGAGTTCCGCTTTTTAAATCAGATATGCAGGGGGCAACTAATTACGCATTAGATGGTAATCCTATGTATTTCCCTCTTAATGGTGCATATGATGCAAGCAAGGCATTAATGATAAGCGGAGATTTTAACCAGCTTGTATATTCTGTAAGACAGGATATAACATATAAGATATTTACAGAAGGTGTAATTCAGGATCCAACAACAAAGGAAATTGTATATAATCTTATGCAGAATGATATGGTTGCACTTCGTGCAGTTATGCGACTTGGCTGGGAGCTTCCTAATCCAGTTAACAGAATAAAAGGTGATAAGAGTAAGAGGTGTCCATTTTCTATTCTTGTATCTGAATAATATGGAGGCACTAATGAGTTACGCAGATTATGAATATTATAATAACGAATATTTACTTGGAAAAGCGGCACTTATTAGTGCCGCTGATTTTAATTATTATGAAGCAAAGGCGGCAGGAAAGGTAGACTATTATACATTTGGAAGGTTAAAGACATCTACGGATATACCGGAAGAAGTAAAAAAGTGCGTATGTGATATAGCAGAGAAATTACAGGAATATGATAAAGCAGTTAAGGGCATAACATCTGAAAAGGTGGGAGATTACTCTGTGTCATACGAAAGTAAAGCAGTGCAGAAAGATAATTGTGATAATGAGATTAAAGACTGTATAAAGAATTATCTTTCACATACAGGATTGTTAAGCCGTATTCCTGCTGGGAGGTGTATGTATGAAATATAAAGTTACAGCCCCACTTGGCATAACTGAAAGATTATATGGAATTGATTTTAAGAACGGCATAGGAATAACTAATAATGATTATGCAGTTAAGGTTTTAAAGGAAAAAGGATATGCAGTTGAGGAGCTTAAGGCAGAAAAGGAAAAGGTGAGCGAAGATGTACACTAATGCAAGTGTTACTTATTATTCGCATACAGATATAGGCTTTCTGCGGCATTATATAGAAGATGTATTTGTAATGAGTGATACACAGGATAGTGTAAGCAAGGACGGAAGCACCAGAAATGACAACTTAAAGATATACATTCCAGCAGAACAGGCTAAAGGAATTGTATTCAAAGTTAAAGATTTAGTTGTTAAGGGACTGTGTGAGGTTGAATTTGACAATCAGTCAGATAAGGGAATATCAGACAGCCTGAAAGAATTAAAACGCAGTACAAGGGTGTATGAAGTATATCAGGTTACAGAGAAATTGTACGGCAGTAAGAATATGCAGCACATAGAATTGGCAGGAAGGTGATTATATGCACTTTACAATCCACGGAAATATGAATATATCCCTGAAAGACTTTGCAAGGAAAAGAAAAGGGCTTCAAAGGGGCGGACCAGTACAGAAGTTCATTGACAACGAAGTTATGAAGCAGATGTCACCAATGATGCCGAGGGCTTCAGGAACAATGATACAGAGTATGATTACAAATACAGTTATAGGTTCGGGCTATGTAAATGTTACTACTGATTATGCACGATTTACATATTATGGAAAACTTATGGTATATGAACCGACAGGAAGTCCACGAGCACCAAAAGATGAGAAAAAGATAGTAACACAGACTGATTTAAAGTATCAGGAAGCACCAACACGAGGAGCTTTTTATTTTGAGAGAATGAAAAAGGCAAAGAGAGCACAGATACTTAAAGGAGCACAGGAGATAGCCAATAAATTATGACAATATTAGAGATTACAAAGCAGATAATTAATGAATACCCGCACATAGAAGATTTTACTAATAATATCCACTATGATTTCTCAGATGATACTGAGGGCGAGGCAGGATTGTATATTGCTGGTGACAGAAAAATATCTGAGGATGTACTGGGTAATCAGATGAGGCAGAGTGATATGATTATGTACGCTACCTGTCAGGCGGCATCTGACTATGACAGATTAAATAACAGTAATTTCCTAAGCAATTTATCCTGGTATCTTGAGAATGTTGAGGGTGCATATGAGGTGACTATAGGAGATGATAACAATGTTAAAAAGGGCAAGCTTGAACAGATAAGCTGTTCCAACGCAATGCTTTTAGCTTATCTTACAGATGAACTTACAGGACCTGTAAGATATCAGTTACAGATAACAGCACAGTATAGAATTGATAATTAGGAGGAAAGCAAATGAATAAAGACGGAATGAACCTGCAAAGATTTGGACAAGAAGGTGTAGGCAAGTTAAAGAGAAGCCATCTTTTACATTATATTGATGCTTCATTTGGAGGAGCAGATCCAGTATGGTATCTGATAGGAAAAGACGTGGAGGATATGAGTGTGGAATTAAATCCGGATACAGAAACCAAGAAAAATATTTTAGATGAAACATCTGTACAGGACAATGGATATGAGCCAAGCATAGAAGTAGATACATATTATGCTAATACAGAGGACAGCATATATCCAAAGCTTAAGGATATTGCTTTAAACAGGCTTACAGGAGATGACTGTAAAACAAAAATCCTTGAAATTATTGTCGATAAGAAAACAGGACCATTTGATGCGTGGACGGAAGACGTTGTGGTTAAGCCTACAAGCTATGGTGGAAAGACAGGTGGTGTGGCAATTCCATATACAATAAGCCTTAATGGTAACAGAAAACAGGGTACAGTAACAATGAACGATAAGACACCAACATTTGCAACAGTATAAGGAGATATAAAGTATGTCTAATATGGAAAATTTATCATTTGATGAAGGCCTTAAAAGTTATAAGATAAATGGCGACCCGAACAGAATATTAAGGTTTAACCCCGGTGATGTGAATATCCTTACAAGGTATAAAGAGGTTGTAAATAATCTTAATAATATAGCAAAGGAGCTTCCTGATGCAAAGATTAAGCCAGATGGAACAGCAGAGGATAATGCAGAGATAGTAGGAGCACAGCTTACAGCATTTAATGAGGCACTTAAGAAACAGATAAATTATCTGTTTAATGCAGATGCGTATGATGTTTTATTTGCTGGACAGAGTCCTTTGTGCAGAGTAGGCACAGGGCGAAAGCTTCTGTGTGAAGAAATAATTGAAAAGCTTGGAAGATTAATTGGTGATGAGTGTGGAGAAACTGTTGACAATGTAAATCTTCGTGTAAGTAAGTATACTGCTGAGTACGAAGGTAACAGAGAGTACCGCAGAAATAAAAATAAGCAGTATAGGAAGAATAAAAATTACAAGAAACAATTCTACGGGGTGTGATTATGAAGGGGCTTCCAACCGAACTTGAGGTTAATGAAAAAAGATATAGGATACGGTCCGATTACAGGGATATATTAAAAATAATACAGGCTTACAATGATCCAGAGCTGGAAGAAAAAGAAAAGTGCTATGTGGCATTAAAAATATTATATATAAATTTTGAAAATATTCCAGAAAAAGATATGGAAGAGGCTTATAGAAAGGCTGTATGGTTTATTGATTGTGGAGAACAGTATACAGAAAAGACCACACAGGAATTAAGGCTGATGGATTGGGAACACGATGAGTCTATTGTAATTCCAGCAATTAATCGTGTGGCTGGCAGAGAGGTAAGGACAGCTAAATATATTCACTGGTGGACGTTTATAGGCTTATATATGGAGATTGGTGAGTGTGTATTTAGTGAGGTTGTATATATAAGGCAGAAGATGGCCAAACACGAAAGGCTGGAAAAGTATGAAAAGGTCTTCTATAGAGCTAATAAGGATATTATAGATTTGCCAGTAATAAAAGATAAGGAAGAACTTGAAGAGGAAGAGTTTATTAAAAATATGTTTGGTTAGAGGACTGTATGACAGCCCTCTATTTTTGTATGGAGGGCTTAAATGAGTGATGATGAGAGAAAGATAAGCTTTGATACTGGGATTAATCTTGATGGCTTGGAGAATGATACAAAAGAACTTAAGAGTATGGCTAACGATATAGCCAGAACAATTGAAAATATGGGAAAAGACATAGAAGATAATGTGTCTGGCATAAGTATGGAAAACATACAAAATTCTATGGAGGACCTTACAGCAGAAGCAATAAAGTCAGCTCAGGCAATGTTAAAAGTAAACCAGATGATTAATAAGCTGGACGATGTTACAGGTCCTAAAGCTATATTGGATTCTATTAAAGAATATGAGAAAGAACTTGAAAAGCTTCAGGAAAGAATGGCTGGTTATTCCCAATTTGATATAGATGGACAGTCAGATGTTTATAAGCAGGATAAGGAAAGTATAGAGGAGTTAAGAAATTCCATAAATGCTGCAAAAGATGATTTAAGAAATTATTATATGCAGCAGGAAGCAGAAAAAATAGCAATTGATAATCTGAAGCAGAAAGCAAAGGATAAGGCAGCCGCAGAGAAAACAGCGGCAAAGGAGGCAGCAGAAGCTGTAAAACAGGCAACAAGGGATAAGGCAGCCGCAGAGAAACAGGCAGCAGAGGAAGAAAAGCAGGCACAGAAAGAGATTGCAGCCGAGCAGGAAAAATCTATAGCAAGAAAGAGAAAGCTAGGCAGTGTTTGTAAAATGCTTGGTTCTCAGATAGGAAAGGTTGCAGGGAAAGCAATTGGAATGTGTGGTGCAATGGGCAAAGCCGATAGCAGAACACAAAAGCTAAGTGGAAGCTTAAAGAAATTAGCGGGCATTGCAAAGACAGCACTTGTATTTAATGTTATAAGAAAAGGCTTAGATGCCTTAAGAGAACAGTTTGGAACAATGCTTAAAGCTAATGCTGAATTTAGTTCCTCTCTGGCAGTTGTTAAAGGTAATCTTGCAGTAGCTTTTCAGCCAATATACGAAGCGGCTATGCCATATATTAATATGCTTATGCAGGGGCTTAAGACACTTACCAATCAGCTTGCAGTATTTACTAATACGCTTTTTGGAAAGACGATAAGCGCAAGCACACAAGCAGCTAAAGCAATGAATAAACAGGCAGCGGCGGCAAAGAAAGTGGGAAAGGAAACACAGAAAGCCGTAGCCAATATTGATGAGTTTAATATATTGTCAGATAACAGCTCATCATCTGACAGTGGAACAGCAATAAAATATGATGTAACAGAGTCTACAGGAGCTTCTGATTTTGCCAATATGTTAAAACAGGCTTGGGAAAATCAGGATTTTACTGATGTTGGTGTTCTGATAGGGCAGAAAATAACTAATATGTTGCAGGGAATTAACTGGGATGAAGTGTATAGCAATGCTTCCAGAGTGGCTATAAGCTTTGCAACATTTTTTAATGGGCTGGCAGATGGAATTGACTGGAATGTAATCGGACAGACTGTGGCAGGAGGTCTTAATACAGCACTTATATTTACAGATACATTTTTAACAAATTTTAATTTTCTAAGTTTTGGAGAGAAGATAGGAAGTGGACTTACATCTGCTATATCAACAATCCAGTGGGATTTGTTAGGAAAGTCTTTAGCAGATATTCTTAATGGTGCATTTGACTGGATATATGGTTTCCTGTCCACATTTGATTGGACATTGCTAGGTTCATCATTGGCATCAAGCATATCTAACTTTTTTAATACAACTAATTGGAGAGAGCTTGGAGTTGATGTATCCGCTCTTGTTATTGGGGTTGTAGATATGCTTACTGAGCTGCTAAGAGATACAGACTGGCTCGGTGTTGTAAATGCTGTTTTTGATGTTATAAAGGGTATTGATTGGGGTGGAGTAATAAGATCCTTAATAGAATTAATTGTAACGGTATTTCTTACACTTCTTACATTAATATATGATGTTGGAATCAATATAGGAGAAATGCTTATAGAGGGACTTAAAGACGGAATTGTAAGCCTTATTAAAAATATAGGGCTTTGGCTTTATAACAATTTAGTTAAGCCAATCATAGATGCCGTATGCAATTTCTTTGGAATACATAGTCCTTCTACAGTATTTTCAGATATAGGACAGTTTCTTATAAAAGGACTGCTGAATGGGGTATCGGGTATGTTAGGTTCTGTAAGACAGGGCTTTAACAAGCTGGTAGATACGATAATAGCGCCATTCAGAAATCTGGGTGAAACTCTGAAAAGTATATTCAGTAATGCTTGGCAGCGTGTATTAAATATTTTCTCGGCAACAAGTTTTGCAGGAGTGGCTTCTAATATTGGTGCAACATTTAAAAATATAATTAACAGATTGATATCTGGAATAAATAATGTGGTTTCAAAGCCATTCCAGACACTTGGGAGTGCATTTGCAACACTCAGAAAAGTTAATATTTTAGGAGGTCACCCATTTGGATTCTTGCCTAATATACAAGCCCCACAGATACCATTTTTGGCAAAGGGTGCTGTTATACCAGCTAATAGTCCATTTGTGGCTGTATTAGGAGACCAGAGGAGTGGAAATAACATAGAAGCTCCAGAAAGACTTATAAGACAGATTATGAGAGATGAACTTGCAGGGCTGACAGATAGACAGAGAACAGAGGTAGTTGTATCTCTAAAGGGAGAGATGGCTAAGTTCTTCCAGGCATTTGTAGAGGAATACAAAAAAGAGCGAGATAAGACTGGCAAAGATCCTATTTTAGGAATATAAGGAGATATTTATGGCGAAGTTCAGACCTATTTTAATATTGGCAGGGGTAGAGTTACCCCTGCCTGATTCATATTCACAGACTATTGCAGATTTGAGCAGTACACAGACAGGAAGGACACTGGATGGAAGGGCACACAAAGATGTTATAGCAGTTAAAGATACTATCCCACTCAAGTGGAGCAGACTTGAGTGGGAAAAGGCGGCAGAAATAGCAAATGCAGTTGACGGCATAGAATATGCGGTGATGCAGTATATGGATGTAAGAAATCCATATGAGATGACAAAGACAGAAGTGTATGTCGGAGACAGGAAAGCTGAGTTTGTTGAAGCTGATACAGATGGTAAAGTCTATTGGAGTTTAGAGTTCAGCAGAATAGAGGTATAAGTATGTTAAATGTAGAAAGAAATGGAAGAGACAGTGCAAGAGTTGAAATACATCTTGTTAATGGTCAAGTGATATATGCAGATGAAAAAAGAGTTATGAGTGACGGCATTAAAATCGAAGATACAGCAAGTGAAAGCAGCAATTTTAGTATTGGTTTTGTAAGCTGTAAAGTTCTTACATTACAGCTTATGAATTATGACCAGAACTATAATACGAATAATTGCACCGGTGCAACAGTTATTCCATACATAATAAATAATGGAAAAGAGTACAAAAAAGGGCAATACAAGGTTTATTCAGGTGAATATGATAATGGATTGCTTAATTTAACCTGTTATGACAATGTGAGAGAGCTTGATAAAAGCATAGATGCAAGTAAATTTACTTTGCCTTGTACATATGCACAGGCATTAAAAACAGCAGTGGAAAGCTGTGGACTTACATTGGCAAATACTAAATTTACTAATTATGATTTAATGCTTACGGAACTGGATAACAGCATATCTACATACAGGCAATTAGCTGAATATATAATGCAATGTGCGGGCAGTGTGCTTAAGGCTAATACAGAGGGCATTATAACAATAAATGATTATAAAAAAATATTCAGGAGAGGAGATAATCTTGATGGTGGTAATCTAACAAACTATAACTCCGGGGATACAGCAGATGGTGGTAATTTTTCTGATTATAATTCTGGCTATACTTTTGATGGCGGAGCATTTGGCGATAGAAAAGATATAGAGTTTAAGTATGATATATCAGATTTAACAGCCGCTACAGAAGATACAATAATTACAGGAGTGGCCGCAACAATAAATGATGTAAGTTATATTGTGGGTACAG